GTTGGAAGAATTTTCTTTCTACGGGAAATGTGTTTACAGAATTACAACTGAATAAAAATGAAACTACGCTAATCAGCGGAGAGAATGGTGCTGGAAAAACCACAGTTCTCGACGCTATTGTGTTTTGTCTGTTCGGTAAACCATATAGAAATATCAATATTCCTCAGTTGGTGAATTCCATCAATCAGAAGGACTGCATTACGGAAATAGAGTTTGATATTTCTGGTGTCAAGTATAAGATCCGCAGAGGCATCGCTCCTAAGTTCTTTGAGATATACAAAGATGGCACACTCATAGATCAGGATGCCACCAACAAGGACTACCAGAAGATGTTCGAGGATCAGATCCTACGAATGTCTTACAAATCTTTCTGTCAAGTGGTTATTCTTGGTTCGACCAACTATGTTCCATTTATGCGTTTGACTGCCGCAGAGCGTAGATCGGTGGTAGAGAACCTATTGGATATTGATGTTTTCTCCAATATGAACATTCTATTAAAGGGAAAACTGTCTTTACTCAAGGATCAGCAGAAGGACGCAGACAGTAAGATAGTCCTCCTAAGAGAAAGGGCGGAGGGACAGAAGAAACTGGTGAAAACTCTAGAAAGTTCCAACAAGGAACAGATGGAGAAGTCGCAAAGTTCACTTGAGGAATATAGAAAAGAAATAGAACTGCTTACGAATGAGAATGAAGAACTTCTCAAGCAAGTTGACGAGTTGGAGAAGAAACTCATTCCAACGGATATGTCAATTCAGGACATAGAACTGTCCAAGATTGAGACAGAAGAAAGCAAGTTGGAAAAGGAAATCTCCTTCTACGAGAAGAACAGTTCCTGCACTCGTTGCAAGCAGGAACTCTGCGAGGACCACAAGCAAAGCATAACAAAAGTTCTGAAGGAAGATCTATCCAATCTGAGTGAGAAGAAGTCAACTGTTCTTGGTCGAATGAAGGTGATCAAAGATCATATGGAAAGCAACTCCAAGACGAACAAATCAATAACAGATCTTAACAAGCAGATCCAGTTGAATAATGCAAAGATCGCTTCCACTAAAGGTGTGATAAGCAAGACAACGGAACAGATCAACAAAGCGGCAAACGACACAAAGAATGTTGATAGTGAGAAGGAGAAGTTCAATCTCATAGTTCAAGAGGGTCTGGATGCCACGGAGAACAGAAAGACCATAGTCGAGGATGTACATTATCATACCATCGCAGCATCTTTACTCAAGGATAGTGGCATCAAGGGTAAGATCATCAAGCACTATCTTCCAATTATGAACAAGGTAATCAACAAATATCTGGCACAGATGGATTTCTTTGTTCAGTTTGAGTTAAGCGAGTCGTTTGAAGAAACCATCAAGTCCCGTCACCGAGACATCTTTACTTACGATAGTTTCAGTGAAGGTGAAAAACGAAAGATCGACTTGGCTTTGTTGTTCGCTTGGAGAAAGATTGCTGCCATCAAGAACTCCTTGAGTTGCAATCTGTTGATCTTTGATGAAGTCCTTGATGGAAGTTTGGATGATTATGCCACAGAAGCGTTCTTGAATATCCTGAAGTCGTTTGGTTCTGGAACGAATGTGTTTGTAATATCACACAAGTCCAAGGAACTTCTACAGGACAAGTTCCAAGAGCATATTTCTTTTGTCAAGAAGAACAATTTTAGTAAAATGATATGAACCACGCAAAACCAGAACAATCCAAGGAAATATACGATATATTCCGTCAACACGGGGATTTCTTTCCTCATATACGGTATGACTATCTTCAGCGCCGTATATCTGGAAACCAGTGTGTATATCAGGATGGTGTTGTCATAAACTACAGCATTTATAAGAAATCCACTAGAGTAGGTACTTGCAACATACCGCGTGGTCACTGTATGCTACATCAGATTGCAAATGGAAACGAAGGAAACGGTAATGCTAAGAAGGTTCTGAAAGAGTTTCTGACCTATATAAAAGTGCCGATATGGTTGAGTGTTCGTGCGGACAATCAACGAGCGACAAACTTCTATGAAAAGAATGGATTTATTCGCGTAGGCACGGTAGAATGGATGAACGGAACCCTAGCGGGACTTATCTACAGGTATTCAAATGAACAAACCATATTATGAACGAAATGATTATGTCATAAACTCGGATATTAATGTCAATTTCGAGGATCTTCTGGAAATGACACCAGATGAATTCGAACAGTGGGTGATCAAGATGCGTAAGGGTATACTTGATGCCTGGGACACATACGGTTGTCCACCCCGCACTGGTAAGACAGAACAGGAAATAGTCGAGCAGTTCAACCGTCTTGAAGCGTTCCCAATTCACGAATTCACCAACACAGACGAGTTGGGAAACACATCCGACGATGTTATAATCAACAAGTCCAGAGTTGGTGTCGAAGTAGATCAGTTCTTTTCGAATATGTTCAAGACCCGTATCAATTATTCGGACAAGGACACTGGCTATTCCATCTACGATCTTTTTGCAAAGGATGAGTTCCTTCCTAGAGTAGTCAAGGGAGCGATGCGTCATCTCCGCCGAGACTCGATGTATAAACACGCGCTGTCTGCTATTCGCAACGACAAGAAGTATGCGGTAGTGGATGTGAACAACGGCGACGAGTGGATGGATGCATTCTTCAACAACCCTTCCGTATTCACTGGTTATGATTTTATGCTTGAACAGGTCGAAGTTCGGGAAGGATTGAACTCTGGTTACTTCCAGATAGAACAATCCGAGATCCTGCATATAAACAAAGAACAGTTCATCAAGTGGAAGGATAAGATGTCTTATAGACACTATTCCACATTTGATGCTGAAAATCTTCCAGAAGATATGATCTATGCCGTGCGTATCTACAAAAAAGGAGAAAAAGTATTTCCAGCGGGGTTTGCCTCTTTCAGAATTGGCTACATACAACCGGCTGTAAATTTTCCTCCTTTGACCGCAAAATATCTCTATGAACGCTTCACGGAGCACTGCAAAACCCAAGAGCAAGTTGTCATCTACGATCCATCAAGCGGTTGGGGTGGTCGCATTCTTGGTGCTATGTCTGTGCGCGATGATCGTCGCATTCACTATGTGGGGACTGACCCAAATCCTGAGAATTATCCAGAAGGTCTTCACAAGTGCGGTAAATATGGTTGTATCGCTGATTTCTACAACACGAAGACCTACAGAGGAAATGGATTCTTCTCCGAGACAAACTCTTACGAAATCTATATGCTTGGATCAGAGGTTGTTGGAAATAATGAAGGATTCGCCAAGCACAAAGGAAAAGTAGACCTTGTTTTCACATCACCCCCATATTTCAACAGAGAAGCCTATTCAGAAGACCAGAATCAGTCGTATAAGAAATTCTCTTCTTACGACAACTGGAGAGATGGGTTCCTTCGTCCAACCCTTAAGACCTGCGTTGAATGGTTGCGTCCACAGCGTTATCTTCTATGGAACATTGCCGATCTTCTTGTTCGGGGAGATTATCTGCCGCTCGAAGAAGATTCGAGAAAGATATTAGAAGAACTTGGTATGGAATACAAGATGACTGTAAAGATGGCTCTTGAACCGATGCCTGGAACCAATCGTATTGGCGAAGACGGTAAACCCAAGTGCAAGAACTTCTGCAAGGTGGATGGGCGTTATATGAAATACGAACCAGTTTTCGTGTTCTGGAAACCTTGACTTGACTTCTGCTGTAATGAGTGTAGAATATTCCTATGACTGCTAAGAAAAGATACAAGACCTTATCCAAGGGTCAGGATCCGATTTCTGTACTGATTGGTTCCGAGCCACAGATTACTGGCGAAGACATCGAAGGGCAGATTTCAAATGCACTCAACTGGTATAGAAATGCACCAGCCAAACTATATCCTAAATTCATTCGTGAATATATGGATAGTCAATCTTATTCAAAAGAAGAGATCGCTAGAGCGATCAGAGGACCGAAGAAAGCGTATGAGTTCTTTGCTGTTGCTGTTTACGGCAGGATGGTTGTTCGTGGGGTCGTTCTTCCAGAATCGGCGGAAAGGAAACTGAAGGAGTCGGTTGACTATCTTCTTTCCAAGAATCCCGTAAAGACGGAAGTTGAAGTACCAAAGGTAAGTGTACAGGACCACATTAAGGAAAAAGCCAATCGTCTTATCTTCGCTCTTGAAGCGGAAATTGATGAATTTGCCACTGCACTCAAGAATGGCAAAAAGCATTCATATGATCTCGTAGAATGGTTCAAGAAGAATGAAGTAAAGGCTGTACAAGCCGAATATATTCATAAGCATTTTGAACCCCGTCTAGAGCAGATTACGAGCGCAATAGACGGTTCCGACAAGGATATGAAGGAAGCATACTCTTGGTTGACCAAACCAAGCCTACGCAAGTATGCTGACTTCTATGGGGAGATTATCACTCTTGCTAAGGAACAGGTTTCCGTAGCCAAGACAAATCGCAAACCCCGTAAGAAGAAGGAGAAGACGCCCGCTCAACTGGTTTCTAAGATGCCATACGCAGCGGAGTTTGCGGAACTTTCCATCAAATCGGTGAATCCAGAGGAAATAGTCGGTGCTTCTCGTGTTGTGGTGTATAATACCAAGAAGCAGACGATTGCTGTATATAATTCGTCTGAACTGTCGAATGGCTTGAGTGTCAAGGGAAACAAGATAATCAACTTCGACATCAAGACATCGACTATGAAGAAGGTGCGGGATCCAAAGAAATCCGTGCAGAAGTTCCTCGGCGGACTTCGTGCAATCAACAACGCCTTCTCCGAAATCAAGACAAAGGAAAAGCCAGTAAATGGCAAGGTAAATCAGGACTGTCTGATAGTCCAAGCGATCACAAAATGATTCTCATCGACAATACACAAATTCTTCTCGCAAGTATCTTTTCACAGTTCAAGTCACCCACCGAAGTATCGGAAGATACAATTCGGCATATTGCTCTTAACACATATCGAATGTATAAGAGCAAGTATGGAGAGGAGTATGGTGAACTGGTGATTTGTCAGGACGCCGGTGATTATTGGCGCAAGGACATCTTCACACACTACAAGTCCAATCGTAAGAAACAACAGGACAAGAATAGGGAAGATTGGGACAAGATCTTTGAGATCCTAACCAAGATCCGCAGTGAAGTGCAGGAAGTTTTTCCATATAGGAATATGAAAGTTGCCCGTTGTGAAGCGGATGACATCATCGCAACCTTGACAAAGCACTTTCACGACAAGGAAAAGATCCTGATCGTGTCTAGCGATAAGGATTTCCAGCAACTCCATCGCTATGAGAATGTGAGACAATTCAGTCCAATTCACAAGGGAATGATCAAATGCGAGGAACCTCAGAAGTATCTGTTTGAGCATATCCTGCGCGGTGATACTGGTGACGGTGTTCCCAACATCCTGTCGGACGACGATACATTTGCAGAAGATGGTAAGAGACAGAAGCCACTATCTGCCAAAAAGATCAACGACTGGTCTTCCTATGGAATTCCCGAGGAACTGAAAAGAAACTGGGAAAGAAACCAAAGTTTGGTAGATCTTACATATATACCAGAGAAGTATGAGCAGAACATTCTTTCTGAGTTTGCCAAACCATACAGCGGCAGCAAGAGCAAGGTGTTCGATTATTTGGTAAAGAACAAGATGAAACTTCTACTTGAAGTTGTTGATGAGTTTTAAAATATGAAAACAGGCGCAGATTACATAGCAGATATAATCGTCAATCTAAGCAAGATGCAGAATGAACAAGATAAGATAGATTATCTCCGTTCGGTGAACAATCCTGCACTTAAGAATATTCTTCTTTTTGCATATGACGATAGGTTCACCACTTCCTACAAGGAAATTCCCAAGTATACTCCAGATGACTCACCCATAGGTCTTTCCATCAGTAGCCTACAAAGAGAGTATACTAGAATTCCATACTTCCTCAACACGACTCAATACATCAAGAACGATGCTATTAGAAATAGGAAGTTGGTCAATATTCTAGAAGCGGTACACTGGACAGAAAGTTCGGTTCTGGAAGCAATCGTTCTTAAGAAAGAATTGCCTCATATCAGCAAAGAATTGGCACTGAAGGCATTTCCAAATCTTTTAACGGAGAAGTAAATGGGTAGATCATATCACAAGAGCGATGGCGACGATCACGACCGTAAGCGAGTAAGAAAAGCCATCAAGAACGGAAACCGAAATACTGAACGCGCGCACTTGCGGGAGTATACATTCGGAAATCTTTCAGAAGAAGATTATCTTGATATGGAAGAAGAAGATAATGGAAAATCCAAACACCCATAAAACTCCAGAAGAACTGGAAGCATACAAGAAACAATTGCTCGACCGAGCAAATCAAAAGTATGCTGAATTTTTGGATAAACGAATAGTCAGGGATGAGAAACAAGAAATGAAACCCCAGAGTTTCTTATCTAAGGCCAAATCATACGCGGAAGCAGTGGTTTCCCGTGGACTGAATGACAAGGAATGCAGTCCAGAAACAAAACAACTTCGTCTTATGAGTTGCCACGGAGACGGTACTGAAACTCTTCCACCGTGCGCGGACAGAAAGAATAGCAATAAGTTTGAAGGTTCTTTTTTCTGCGGCGCTTGCGGATGTGGTGATAAAAAGTCAACTCAATTGATAAACATCACTGTAAATGGCGAGAAACAATATTCCAAGTTGGATTATCCGAAAGTTTCCTGTCCCTTGAAGATGCCTGGATTTACCGACTATCAACCCTCGCAATCTGGAGTTAGTGAGAATTTCCGCAAGAAAGAGATTGAAACACGATACAGCGTCGAGTATATTACAGAGCACAGCAAACCCTAACAACGGGATCTATATTATGAGCACAACAACAGCGATGAAAATTTCCAAGAAAACTCTCGAAATCCTCAAGAACTATGCGTCCATCAATTCCAACATTCTTGTGAATGCTGGCAATACCATCACTACAATCTCTCCTGTCAAGAATGTTCTTGCAGAGGCCAAGGTTGAGGAGAAGTTTGATACTTCTTTTGGTATTTGGGATCTGAACAAGTTCCTTGGTGTGGTTTCTCTATTCAACGATCCAGAATTCGAATTCGAAGACAAGTATGTCAAGATCATCGGTGACAAGGGATCGGCAGTCAAGTATTATTACTGTGAACCAAAGTTGCTTACCGTTCCGACCAAAAAGATCAATATGCCAGAATCGGTGATTTCGTTCACTCTGACGCAGAAGAATTTTGCGGAACTTCAGAAGGCATCATCGGTTCTTCAAGTTTCCGACATCGTGGTTCGTAACAACGATGGAACAATCGAAATGACTGCCTTGGACAAGGCAGATGCTGGAAGCAACACATACTCAATCCAAGTTGGAGAATACGATGGTTCCAACGATTTTGAGATGTTCTTCAAGATTGAAAATCTCAAGTTGCTTGCCGGCGACTATGATGTTGAAATCTGCGAGAAGGTGGTCAGTAAATTCAATCACAAGAATGCGAATGTTTCTTATTGGATTGCTCTGGAATCCGACTCAAACTTTAGCAAGTAATCTATGAACAACGAAACTAATTACCTGTGGGTGGAGAAGTATCGCCCACAGTGTATTGCTGATTGTATTCTTCCCGAAAACCTCAAGAACACCTTCGAGGAGATCGTAGGTTCTGGTGAACTCCAGAATCTGCTTCTTTCTGGTGGACCTGGTTGTGGTAAGACCACTGTTGCAAAGGCACTATGCAACGAACTCAACACCGATTGGATCATCATCAATTGCTCCGAGGATGGAAACATCGACACGCTTCGAACTCGCATTCGTCAGTTTGCAAGCACGATCTCCATCAGCGGAAACAAGAAAGCGGTGATCCTAGACGAGTTTGACTATGCTAATCCACAATCTATGCAACCTGCGTTGCGTGGATTTATGGAAGAGTTCTCCAAGAACTGCCGCTTCATACTGACCTGCAACTTCAAGAACCGAGTCATCGAACCTCTGCATTCTCGCTGCACTTGCATCGACTTCAAGTTCGATAGCAAAGACAAGATGAAGTTGAGTGCCAAGTTTATGGATCGGGCAAAATTCATTCTTGATGGTGAGAAGATCAAGTATGATGAGAAGGTGCTCGCTAAACTCATAGTCAAGTTTTCTCCTGATTTTCGTCGTCTCATCAACGAGATGCAGAGGTATTCTGTATCTGGAGGTATTGATGTCGGAATTCTCGCAGAAGCAGGTGACATCGGAACCGATGAA